TTTATACACACAGTTGTGCAAAGCGAAGCAGAACTGCTCCCACGGTAACAGCTTGTACGGAAAGTACTTTTCCAGTCCCAGGTACCTTTCTAATTGCTCTTTATCTACATAGACATCTTCCTCCGTGAATACTTTTTCCACAAAATCACAAAGAAGCAGCTGCTCTTCGCATACAACTGCTTCATCACTTCTTACGAATTCAATATACTGGTCAATCTGTTTACAGATCTTCATCGACTACTTCGTTTCCTGTTGGTTCATCCGTAGTTAATCCTAACTCCTTCAGAATGCTCAACATCTGCTTTTCTACAGCCACCAAATCTTTCACGGATTGATTCTGCTTCGTAATCTCGAATCCGTTTGCAGAAAGCGTCTTGTACGACACTCCACGTTCTTTTATGTCCTCTTGTAGAACCTTTTTTGTATCAAAAAACTCCATATAATCATTAATTATGTCCAAAAAATGTTCTGTTTCTGCACCTTTTACACGTAATTGTTTGATTAAACTGGATTTGATTTTTTCTTTAATTTCGTCCATTTCACGGGCTTTTTTCGACTTTCGCGCCATATATTTCACCACCAACTTTTTTCCATTTTTTATCACGCGCGAGTCAGCGCGGTTCAGGCGTGCCCCCTACCCGTTGTAAGCGTCCCCCACAGATTTAGGGTATAGGGGGTACCGGGGGTACCTTTGTAAAAAATTTTTCGGAATACATTCCATCCACATCGTCCAACACAATGAATCTGTTACAGCAGGACGTTCGAACCTCCAGGACCTTGTGTTCCTTCTCTCCGAACAGCTTCGTATATCCATATGCTATTGCTCTCCTGTATCTGTGTCCCGTAAACGTAACACGATCTCCAACCTTTATCTCTTCCTCTACCATCGTTCTTCGTTCACCTGTTTCACCTTCCTGTACTTCATCCTCTCGTGTGCTCTGTCGTGACAGTCGTGACAGAGTGGTATCAGATTCCTGTACTGTTTTCCTCTGTACTCGTAGAACTCACACAGTGCAAGCTCCGGATGTGTCTTGACATACTGTACATGATGTACCGTCTCAGCCCTTGATACCTTTCCTTTCTCTTTGCACCACTGGCATTCATGATGGAACTCATCCAGTACTTTGTTCTTTAATATGCCCCACTCTTTACTCTTATAGAATCGGTACAGCTTATTCTCTTCTATTAGTTTCTCTATCTCTTGTTTTGTCCATTTCATAATTGCTGGAACAGGATTCGAACCTGTGTCCTCCGGCTATTAAGACCGGCGTGCTTCCTTTCCGCACTCTCCAGCTCTACTATAACCGGCAGTCACAACGTCTCTGATCTACCATCAATAACGTCTTGTGTCTGCCTTTGTAACAGCACTCCCAGTGATATTCTTTTCCCTGATCTGTGTAGATCCTTTTGCAAAACTCACAGTCTTTACACTTGGGAATCTGCTTCTCCCCTTCTCTTCTATTGCTCATATATCCTGGACAGCTTTCCTCCGCAGGACAATGTTCTTTCTTGCTAAGCTTCCAGTAATGTATACAGCCTTTGTTCTTACACGTAACTAACATAATTCCTCCACGAAAAAGAGCACTCGGATTTCTCCAAGTACTCCTTCTTTATTCGTTATTTACTTCTTCGATGAACTCTTTCATCATCTTCGTGAGCTGTCCTGCGGCACTCACTCCCGCTTTCTTGCAAGCTTCTGCATATTCGTCCACAACTGTTCTTTTTATATTTTTATTGACTGCTGCCACCCTTCGGGTGAATATCAACACATCCATTTCTCTTCTCTGTATATAAAAAAGGGTGGCCACAATCTCTCGACTGCTGCCACCCTTTGGGTGAGTATGTCCTTTGTTTTTTCTTGATGCTATCATAATAACACACTTTCTTGTATCCTGAGTCCCCCTCTTTTTAAATTTTCTTTGACATCAGGTAATAGAACTTCCTTCTTCGCTCATAATACATCTTTTTCCCGCATGGAATCTTTTTGGAATCTCTTAAGTATCTATATGTTGCATAGTCTGTCGTAACCCCTTCCAGGATCCACGGATAGATTACTGCGTCTGCTTCGATTGCTGTCTGTTCAATCCGTTTACATTTTTCCTCCAGCTCCATACGTTTAATAGCCAGGCGCTCTGTAGCTGATGCCTGGCTTGGACTTCCTTTTCCTTCCTGACCATATTGCATGGCTTTTATGGTATTTGTAAGTTCTGCGAGTTCTCTTCTCCATTCCGGATACTGCAAGCAATGGTATTTGATCTCCAAAAACCTATTCGTATCAATACCGTACTTATCTTTGTTGATTGGTCTCATTTTCAACTTTAAATTTCCTCCCTGTCCGTCTGTCTTTTATTATCAAGATATCAAATCCGAACAGACTTGCTATATCCTGTAGATCAGTCAGTGCTCTGCGCATGTGATAGGGCATCTGGTTGTATCTGTGCAGTGCTTTGTCTGCTGTCGGATCTTTATAACCTTCATGGTTCATAGTTCTCCTTTCCGTGATTCACACATTGTTTTATACATTTTTCAATTTTATCTTTGCACGCTTCACAATATTCTTTCGGTCCATACATATCTTGCATCGCCCGTCTCATGTTATGTGTGTACACTTTTAATGTTCCGCCTGGTCCGTCACATCCTGCGTATATTCTTATTGTGTAATACGTTGCGCCTATCGGCATCCCGCATCCGTCACATATATGTTGTCTCATTTCATTCACCTACCACAATGCTCTCTTTCTTTTACGTCCTTTTACGTATACTGTGCAGTTTTCTACCGTGCACCCTCTGCTATGTCCTTCTACTCCAATATAGTTACAACCACCCAAGCCGGTTCTGCATGCTCTGTAGATGCACGTCCTGCATTGGTGCCTATCTGCATTCGGTCCCGCTTCCTTGCTCCTAACTTTTTTTCTCACGGGGTTCTCCTTTCTCCTCCGACTGCTGCCGTCCGGCTTTCGCCGGAGGGAATTCTATGTTGACTGGTTGCTGTGATACAATGCCAGCGGTACAAGCTTATTTATTCTTATATTTTCTCTGCCAACCAATCCAACAATCTGGTTATCATCTTATACATCCTCGTCTTTTTCAGCTCTGTTTTAAGCTCATCACAGGCTCTTACAAATTCATGCTGATCATCCTCACGTTTTTTCATATTTTTCATATTTGCAAATCGCTTTCCCTGATATTTCCATATGCCAAGTGCAAGCAGGACACTTTTCGCGTCATCTGCCTGCTCCTTTCATGAATTTGTTGTACATCTGTTTCTTCCATCCCGTTTCTTCTTCTCTTCTTCTCTTCTGACCGGAAGGTTCATTCTCTTTGTCAGGAATTCTGGTACCGCCTGTTCTGAAAGTTCTTCCTTCAGGTTGACATTGCTCGTCCAGCTGAATCCGTGTTTTTTAATAATATCTTTTCTTGTCATTTCCCGCCTCTTTCTTACTTCAATAATTCCTTGTCTATTATCTGGAAGTTGGCTCTGTGAATATATAATGCCTTGCCGTCTATCATTAATTTGGTCATCTTTGGAAGATCTTGCGGAATTTTCCAATATACCTTATCTCCTGAATATGCTGTGATCGGCTGACCTAATTGCGACTTGATTACTACTACCCTTGATTTTCCAAAAGAGTTTTTATATTTATTAACGATTCCAGCTATGATTGTATTGTCTGTTATTGCTCCGGTTGACTGGCTTTGGATATCTTCTTGCGCAAAATTCACCTCTGCTTTTAATCCATTTTGCTCAAATATGCAGGTGTCTCCACAGCTTTGTATCTCTTTTCCGTCAATGTTGATCGTGATCACAGATGATAACTCATATCCGGTTATTACAGATCCGTCGCTATCATACGATGTTGTTTCCACTCCATTCCCTTCGATATTGATCTTTTCTCCCTGTGTCGTCATTATCTTATTTCCGTAATTATCATAGGTGTTGATTGTGTATGTATTTCCTGTCAAATCCCCTTGTAGGTCATTTAGTGCCGAATCAAGTTCTGCGCATCCTGTCAGGCACGCTATTAGCACTATGCATGCTATTAATCCTGTTATCTTTCGTCTTTTCATTTTTTCTTTATCCTCTCCTCTGTTTCCCATTTACACATATCCCACCATTCGCAGAATAAGCAGCAGTACGAACAGTTTTTCTTTCTGGCTTTCATGATCCAGTGTTTTAATCGTTTTCTGAATTCTTTTGGCATTATTCTTTCAGTTCCCCTCTTATGTATTTTAAGAAGTCCTCTATTCCCTGTGTATAGCCTTCCTGGTACTTCTGGACCTTTTCAAGTTCCCTGCTACATTTTGTGTTCACTTCATACTGCAATCTATTGGCCGCTTCTTCTATCTGGTCATCTGGTTCTTTTTCTTCTATCTCTTTCTCTCTTGCAGAGACTTTCATCTCTTCTATTTCTCTTTGTTTTTCTTCCAGTTCTTTCTTGAGCGT